GAACCTCAATCACTACCTTCATCTCTACTTCGATCTCCAGCCGCTGCATCACACGCAGTATCTCTTTCTTAGCGGCTTTGTGGTCTAAACAGGGTACGAAAAAAGAGTACCCCTTGTGATACTTAGACCAATCAATTTGGTACGTCACTGACTCGATCTTCATCTGGTCTGATGTAGTTGTCTAGTTGGATCAAATCAAAGTGAGTTGCGTCAAACTTGATAGCTCTAACCGGTGGGGACACGACCTTCATACCCCGGCTCAGCCGCTTGCTGCACGACTCTACATACACCCCAAGCTCACCTAGCGTCTTTAGCGTATCTCGGTAATTGATCTGCCGACTGACACAATACTTCTTGAACGGTGCTGCTGCGATGTAGAGGGCTTTCGTATCTGGCTCAAACCGAATGAGCAGCTCACCTTTAGGCTCGGCGAGCGGTAGTGGGGCCAGACTGTTACGTGCATCGACTGCTTCGTTCACCACCAGCGAATTGTTCAGGTAGATGTTGATGAACTCACCCAGTATGGTGACGGGCGAAGTCTCCGGCGGCTTAACCTCTTCGCGCATCTCGCCGAGCATCTTCAGCATCCAGTCATAGATGCGCTTCATGTCGTAGTCATGCAGAGCCAAGTTTTTGGCAATCAACCCGCCTGTGATGATGCAGGCGCACACACCCGACCAGAACCGCTCACGGCTTGTGAACTGCGCCTCTTTATCAATCCTAGCTTGTACCTTTGCAAGCAGTCCTTTGGCATCTTCAAGGTTGTTGATCAACCACTGAGCATACGGCTCGCCAGCATGACCAAAGTTTTCAAACAGCTGATGGTCGAACATGGCTTTGCCGAGCGCAACGTCAATGATGTTGTTCGGTTCGATGCGGTACTCCAGTAGGCGCATCATCTCGCCATCGGGGCTGTCCTTAGCATTGCCGAGCTTCTCGTAAAAAGATGCGTTAGACGAGCACAAGGTGATGCCTTGCCATGAGGTGTTGTTGTTCCTCATCTCGTTGCTGTGCGTCTTCATGCGGTTCTTGCCTCGACCTTGGCTGATGCTATAAGCCAGATCAGAGAACTCTTGTGCCGTAGTGTTCGTGATCTCGTCGATGGTGTTGGCTAGATTGTTCATCACACCAAGCATGTGCATTTTGGTGTTCATCGTATCTTTCCAGATCGACCCGAGCTTCTTCGGGTGCCCGATGACACTGTTGCATACGTATAGCGTCGTAGACTTACCTGATCCTGAGCGCGGGTAGATGACGTTGACGATCGCACCCTCTAGGCCTGTGAACCTAAGTAGGGGGGAGCCAAACGAAACCAACGCAGCAAACGCATGAGGCTCAAGCCCCGGTGCGCTGTACATGTTGAACACTTCCTTCCACTTCTCGAAAGAGCCTTGCGGGTGGATGTGCGCAACTACAGACTTCGTTATTGTTGACGGAGGGCTGTAAAACACACCGTCTTTAGTGATCTCTCGATCACCCAAAATAAACTTGTTGTCCTTTTCAGTCCAACCAAATTGCGTCCTCATGATCTCTGCCTTCTTTTGATACTGGAGGTTTTTGATAAACGCCATCACGTAGTAGATGAATACTTCCAACTGCTTGGGGGTCAGTATCACCCCGTGATGCGCGATGCTCTCTCTAAGTTTTTCCTTCACAACAATCGCCGTCATTGGTACAGAGAACTCTTTCACTCCGTCCCTTGGCAGATGCAGCCGGAACAAAGCCACCTCCCCAAGCTCGTCGTGCTTCATTCTCTTAACTACGTACAAGTCATGCTCGTACACCAGTGACGGTTCATCTTCTTCGTCCACAGACTTTTTGTAGATCCCTCCGTTCTTGCCCCTGAAGAAAGGAAACGGGTACTCTGGTATTTGATACTCAACTTCTTCCTGCTCACCATCAGCACCTTCCTCCTGCACCACCACCGTATCGTCGTCGGCCTCCATGACCTCAGCGCCCAACAAGATCGGCGATTTGATGTGGCCTTTGTGCGGGCAGTTGATGCAGCCAGTCGGGTTGAGTTTCTCAAAGGTAGCGCAGGTGTAAGGACCGCCCTTCGCTACGATGTAGTCAAGCTTCTTCTCTACCTCTGCCTCGTTATAGCTTGGGTACTTGTCCGACATCTTGTGAGCTGCAGTTCTGCCGTCAACACAGAAAGCGGTGATCGATAGTGCAGCCCGCCACAGTGGTTCCTCAAGCGTCTCCTGATTCTCGTAACAGTGAATGAGCTGAGCACACCCATCACCGTTCGCCGAGCGGATCATGATCTTCTTAAAACTCTTAGTGCGGTTGCCCAGTAGGGCTTCCATCATCGGACTCATCCCCCGAGGGACGAAGTCGGGTGCAGGTTCACGCGGGGGTGCAGACCCCAGTAACGCTTGCAGTTCCTCGTACTTGATACGGTTTGAGTTTTCGCTAATAACGCGAACTTCTACTTGCGTACCAAATTTGAAATTGAACGTGCCCGGTATGCGCAGAACCCTTGATGCTTCAAACACTGCCGGGTCTACGATCAGACCATGTTCATTGCATAGCTCTCTCAGTCTTTTGGCTAACGGCTCCCATTGATGTCGGCGAAGTACTTCTTCAATAAGCCAGTAGATGTGCAGACCATAGCCCGAGTCCACGATGACGGGCTTGGGTAGGTTTGTCTTTCCGCAGAACTCACGCAGAGCCAATAGCCCTGCTTCCTGATCGGCATACCCCTTCTTCTCTTCAACTTTGACCGCACCGCAATCAAGATCAATCCACAGAGACCTGAAGTACTCGGCGTTCTCTTGGGTTCGGTTTTCCTGCTCGCCAAACTTAGCGCAGGCAAAAAATGCGTTCTTTCCTTGAGAGACAAAAGTCTTTGCTATGTTGTCCAGTTCTTCACGGGTGTTAACTAACCTCTGGTCTGGGTACTTGCTTATCCCTATGACGCAATAGCGTCCTTCTGCCGGTAGTACGGCGTCGAGTAGGTCAAAGCTCATTACTTAAGTTTTCCGATGTAGCGCTTGATACGCTCTGTTACCCGAGGACTCGGAATGTTTGCGCCCTTGAACCAGTTGTACACCGTCATTCGGCTCACACCAAAGTAAGACGAGACGGCGTACACACTGATGTCTTGAGCAATGCAGTAGCGCCCCAAGGCTACACCCGGATGCTTGGCGTTGGCTTGTTTGTTAGCCTCAACCAAGTTCCGGCTGTAACCTATAGCCATATTTACTCCTCAGTCCATTCTTTGAGTACCGCGTTGAGATCTTTCTTCTCTTGCGGCTGGGCCTCTACCTTCTTGGACTCGCGCTTGACCGGCGGGGCCACCTCTTCGCTCTTGGGTGCTGCAAGCTGAGCTGGAGCACGACCAGACACATCCGCTTGATACGGTGTCATGACAACCATCTTCTTGACTTCAGCCCGACCACTTGCCGCAGTTGCAACGTCGTACTCTTTGCGGTTTATGTGGCGGTTTGCAGCAAACAGCACCGACTGATTGTCGTTGTCTTCATTGAACATTATTGAGGTAACTAAATGGTCAATGTTCTTGCCGTTGTTCTGAACGTATTTGACGTAGCTCTCAAACATATGAACTTTGTCCGAGGGGCTATCACCAAACAGCGACTTGGAGGCCAGATTCATCTGATACACACGACCTTCAAGCGTAGTGCCAAAGTCTTCTTCGAGCAGCACAGCCAGTCGGCGAGAGTAACGGCAAGCCTTTGAGTTACCTTGGCCCGAGCCTTTGATGTTGTTGGGGCATGTATCGCAGCGATCACTCTGCGGGTTAGCAGCCCCGGCATCCGGTACCTTGCCGTCGTTAGAGAAACAGTCGGGTGCGGTGGGCTCGGCATCAGGACTCCATGCCTTAGCGTAGAAGATACGACCCACGTGCGGTGATGCGTTCACGATAATCGTGTTGATAGGCCCTTTGACTTTGCCCATCTCTTCACCGCCGACTACCTTACGGAAGATCCCGTTCTTGGGCACGATACGAGGGACACCACCCCCACCACCCGCAAGCTGTTTGGTAAGCTCGCTAACTCCTGAGCTCTGCAGGAAGTCGGGCAGGTCTTGGTTCATCACAGTAAGTTCATTCATTTCAAGCTCCTTTGGAACGTCTAACAACCACGGTGTACTCACTCTCAACATTCAGGCCCGCAGGCTGAAGGTTTGGATTCTCTGAAAGGAACTCCTTCATGTGCGATTGATGAAGGCGCTTCTCTAGCAGGGCAAACGCATCGTGATCACGGATGAACCGATACATAGAATCCCAATCATTCGTCCAGTACCGTGACTTGATCGAACGGATGATTGTCCCAAACGGTGTGCGGATGCTGTCCGCTCCGATCTGCTTGCAGGCGTCCAACATGCTCTGCTCTAACGTCGTCGCTTGTTCTTCTAACACCTTGTCTTTCGCTTCATACTCTGACTTAAGAACAGCTCTGGCATCTCTGATCTTGATGAACGCTTCCGCTAACTTGTCGAACTGCGGGGGAAGAGCTCCCCCCTCTGATGATTCCAACATCACTAACTCCTCAAGGTTGGGGAAGGCTATGTTACAAGCCTAATTTTACAATGTCAAGAGGTTGCTACCTCTTCCTTGTAGAGATCTACGATCTTGCTGTGATTACGAATCCCATCTCGTAGCATCCCGTACAACTTGGTCTCGACAGGGCTGCCCTTGATGTGGACGATGGTCATGTTGTGCTTCTGACCGGGCCTGTCGATACGTGCGTTTGCCTGAAGGTACGTCTCTACACTCGTTATTGGCGCATACCAAATGATGGTGTCTGCCGCAGTGAGGGTGAGCCCGTGCGATGCAGCCTGTGGCTGGATGATCAGGACTTTGGTGTTGCCTCCGTTCTGGAAGCGGCTAACGATGTCGGTGCGCTTATTGACGCTGACATCCCCGCTGATTGTCTCCGCTGCTATTTTGTTCTTAGCTAGGTACCGCTCAAGGAGATTAATCGTATGCGAGTAAGGCACGAAGATCAACACCTTGTTAGCCGACTCATCGATGACTTCCTGCACTACAGCTAGCCTAGGCGATACGTCGAAGTCAATGACTTCTCCTGTGTCAGTGTAGACCGAACCACAAGATATCTGCACGAGCTTGCTTATCTTTACCGCCGCATTGATAGCAGAGACGTCTTCGTCCCCGATCTCCAGCAGCATGTCTTTCTTTAACTTCTCATAGTAGGCAAGCTGCTGTTTGCTCATCGGTGCCTCTCTGAACACATTCGTCACCGGAGGCAGGTCAAGGCATTCACGTTTCTCGAAGCGGATGGCAGGCTGAAGTATCCTATGGACTACAGCGTCGGCGTTAGATTTAGGTACGTACTTGAATTGAGTAAGCTTGTGCATGACCAAGTCACGGTACTGCCCAAAGAACGGGGGCACACCGGACGGGTTGATCAACTTAGCTAACCCGTACGCATCTACCGGCGACTGAGCTGCTGGCGTACCCGTTAGCATCCACAAGCCCTTCACCGTCCGCATAATGTCCCGCAAGCACTTCCAGCGATTGGTCTGTGCGTTCTTGTAGGCTGATGCTTCATCGACAACGATCAAGTCGAACTTGCCCTCGATGATCTCTTTCTTAACGATCTCTACGCCATCGAAGTTAACGATGACGAACTCGGCGGGGCTAAGAACAAGCTTCTTGCGGACCTCTGCTTGTGAGTGATGAGCTACGACTACGCTGCGGTGCGTAGCGAACTTGAAGAGGTCTTGTTGCCATGCAGAGCGCATGATTGAAAGCGGGCAGATGACCAGCACACGCTTGATGAGGCTGAGCTTCATCAGGTAGTCAACAGCCCAGATCACCGACGCTGTCTTACCCGTACCTTGCTCGTTGAAGCAGAAGGCCTTGCGGTTACTTATCAAGAACTCAGATGTTTTCTTCTGATGCGCGAACGGCTCGATCCCCAGTGGCGCAGGCCACTGATATTCTTCTAACGTCATGTGAACTCACTTAGGTGTGTGGTCGCTCTTCCTTGGGTACGACCGGTTGTCCGAGGCACTCTTTACACGCAGATTGCTACGGGTAGAGGTGCCGCCTTTGCTCAGGGCTTGCTTGTGATCGACATCCTTGCCGTCACCTTTCTTGACCAGCCCCTCACTCTCCATCATACGCCGAGCCTTGTTCCGAGCGGCGCGCTTTTTCTTAACGCTAGGGGTACCGTCATACTGCTCGTATTCTTTTTTGTAGGGTCTAGGTTTATTGACGTAGGGCATGACTAACTCCTATTGAACTCACATGCCGTAACAGGGCAAAACTTACACAACGGGCCTTGCACCGGGTTCCACACCTCCGAACCAAGCGCCTTCTCTATGCGGGCTACGCTCTGCGCAGATTTCTCAATGTACTTGTCAGCGTCCGCAGCAACGTGCTCGGCTTTTACAATCTCGTTACTCACCACAAACAACAGCGCAGACTTGATGCGCTCGATCTCGGGGAACTTTTTGAAGAGCCCTACGGCTACAAGATCAAGCTGAGTTTTGTCAGCATAACGAGCGTTCTTGTTGGTCTTGAAGTCAACTGAGTACGCTAGCTTCTTCTCTTTGTTGATGATGACCAAGTCGGCGATACCGTGCCACCAAACGTCCTTAGCATCGAAATCGCAAGCGGTCAGGTCTCTCGTTAGCCCAAGCTTAAGTTCGCAGTGCTTCTCACCTTCCACACTGTTGAGTTGGTCAAGCAATGGCTTGATGTATCCGTACTTCTCAGGGATCGGCTTACCACTCTTTATGTAGTACTCGGCGGCAGAATGCACCGCTTTGCCATAAAGGGTTGCTTCCGTATCCCTAAACTCTACGTCTTTGAGAATCTTGGTATGGAAGTACTTGCGAGGGCACTGCTCGCTC